CGGATAATAGCCTGCTCGGTTTTCAGTTGTTCGAGTTCATTAAGCTTTTTCTGCTCCTCAATCTGCTGGTCTAAAACCGAAATATTAGTGTTTACCTCATTTCGGCTATCAATCTTTTCCTTAACCTTATCTGAAAATTCCAATTGAGCGGAAAAGGTTAACAATTGCAGTCCACGTTTATCAAACTCTTTCTCAACGATTTGCTCCAGACGCTTTTCAAAGACAAGCGATCCGCCATCTGCCATAAGACTGTCGGTTTTGTACTTCCGGCTCTCTTCCTTTATAAGATCGTAGATGCGGGGTTCTAATATGTTATCTTCCAATGACTGCATAAAACCGTCTTTTCCGGTTTCCGTTTCGGCTTTATCAATATGTTTGTTATCAAATACGACATCTATAGCACGACTCTTTATTACCTTGTAAGAGTATGAAGGACGAGCGCTAAATTCAGTATTATCAGCCGCCTTTAATGTTACCGGTGCACTGAACTCTCCCCGCTGGTCAAACAACGGAACCTGGAACAACTCTGTCCCCCCATCCCACGTTGAAACCCTGCCGGAGACCACCTTAAAATCTTCCTTGCCTTGCTTGCCGTAGTTTTCCATAAGGACGCCGGCATAGTTAGGGGCAACTCTTTCACATGAAACCAATACAAATAATAAGGTCATAAAGACCAACATTAAACTAATCAACTTTTTCATTTTTGATAATTTTAGTAAGTTTGTAAATAAAGAAAATTATTGTGGCTGTAATTATTGCCACGCCCAGCCATGCGTGGAGATGATTAAACACCCTATTGCCGATAGCGATGCCCACTATCAGGACTGTAAATGGCTTGATATACTTATTCATATCTGTACTGTTATTAGCCATATACTTCTCTTACTTTCTCAATCCAATCCAAATAAGCCTGCCGTGCCTTTTGTTTAGCACACTGTTCCATAGAGTCGGTAATAACATCGCCGTTCTCTTCCATTTCCTCGCAAAAATGATCTACCCAACTAAACGGGTCATACTCAATAAATTCTTCTGTTCTACAGAACGGACAAGGAACATCTTCTCCCTTATCATAAAGATTACCATTCTCGTCACAGTAGTCTAAATCTTGCAATTTGCCATTGACACAGCACGCATCTGGATAGCTTGCGCCCCAATATGGAAATTCGGGGCATGGTTTCTTATTTTCACTCATTTCTTATCTGATTTGAATTAATTATTTTGTGAATTACTTAGTAAGCGCTACTGTTTCGGTGAGGTCGTTTAAATCTCTCAAGTAAACGACCACATCCTGAATAACAGGTATTCCATTCAAAGCCGAAGTTGTCAGGTTGATGTTATAAATATCAATACTTGGATATTTATCAGTAAGCAATTTTTTCAGTAGTGCAATGGATTTGTCATTGTAGATCACTCTTCCATCTTCTATCTCGAACCCTAAACGGGATAAGTATTCATTTTTCTTTTCTTCTCCTGCATTTGAGGCACGGGAAGCGAAAACCATACCACTCAATGAAATTTTTGCAACATATTCTCCAAAACAGAAGTCGTTAACATGTCCAAATCCATATCCAGTCCACCAATTTTCAAATGATGATACCATAATCTTCAATCGTTCTCTAACATCTTCGTTTGAAACCTTCTCCCCAAGCTGATGGCGCAATTTTCGATTTTCATTATGCAGTGAACGAATTTCTTCAGTTCTTTTCTTCTGTTTCTCTGCAAGTACACCTTCATACCCCATTTGGGTAAGAAACTCATTCACGTTATGGTCTGTTAGAGAAAGGATATTTTCTTTCATTCCTTCGGTGAGCTGCCCTTTTTCGAGTATCATTATAGCCAATCCTAAATTTTGACAAATTTCTTTATACTGCTTTTTCAGTTTAGTTATCAGTTCTCCGTTAGGATCTTCTACAATAGCAGGATTATCTTGTCTGTTAAAATCAAGCGGTCTTTCTTTCATTTTTTTATTGATTTGAATTTAATAGGCGATTGAATCATAGAACCGCCGATTACGCAAATACTCCTTTACCACATCCGATGAAGTGGCACGATCACCGATACGATCATGGATGTACTGGTACTTCTCAAAACTCATACCTGAGAGGATATCATCATTCATCTCTACGTTGCCGGCATAGATGCAACCGGCAACCGTAACTATGCTTATGATGACCGTAAACAGATGCTTGGAAAGACTATTCCTGTTCTTCATCGGTTCATTTATTTTTAAGAATTGAATCAATATCACTTATTTTATAGCGACGCTTCCCGCCTATCTCAACAGGACATAAGTATCCCTTTTTGTTCCAACTCCATAAAGTACTACGATTAACACAAAGCATCTTTGCGGTTTCATTGACGGTTAAATACTCTTCATCCGACTTCATATTAGAGGCCAAAACCTCTTTGATCGTCTGTTTTATAATATGATCCGCAAACTCTTTCAAATCAGTAGATTTTATTGTTACACTTAAATTTGAATCACTACTCAGTATTTCTTTAATGCTCATTTGTTACCTCCTTTCCTCGCTGATTACCATTCAAAATGTAGTCATAAAGCCTCTGAGCATCTTCTATCCGGAGATACACCTGATCTTTGCGGGTCTGCTCTATGCAGTATTTACGAAGTTCTATATCACTAAAAGATGAAGGCGGTGTAATGGTACCTTTAGGCGTGGTGCTTTCGGGGCTGAGGCCGGATTTAGATGCGTTCTCTGAATCGGGGCTAAGATCTTTCTTCAATTCGTCGACATACTCCACTAACAGATCCCTTAAACTGTTATAGGTCTCATATATATCATTCCGACTTTCTTTTGCGGATTCGTCGATTAAGTTCCTTATATTGCAACATTGCCAAATGACAGCCACTCCAAGTACCAGCACGAGGGCGGCAATTAATGTTAAAAAGATAATTGTTCCTGTAGTCATTGTTATTTCTCCTTATTTTTTTAATTGGTTATTACTCAAATTCTATTGATTCATCTCCCCGGTAATGATCCGCGAAACATACCGGACATACTGTTATCATTTTAGTGCCGGGATGTTCGGCTATGATAGCCTCAACTTCGATACTGATACCTTCGCCCGGTTCTATTTCGACTCCGCAATCTTCGCAATGAAGATGATCGGGAGGGCATTTGCACAGATCAGGACAGAGGCGGCAATTGCCGATACAGTTCGGTTTTTCTTCCACTGTCAATCTTTCCTATTTTAATCTCATTACTGCTGTTGTATCAATCCTGCCGGCGCTGGACACACTAAATAGATATCCTTTCTTTTTCAGCTTAATAGCTGCATTGCGGATAGAGTACTCTTTGAAATCTTTGATGTTGATTTCAATAACTTCTTTTACGGACATGTTGGCTAATGTTCCGGTCAATGATTTTTTGGTCACGAAATTTGTTGTTTCCATAATTTAATATTATAATTGTTGATTATTTCAAATTGTAATTCGTGGTTAATAGGGTTTGATATTAATCACGATGCAAATATAAAGATTATATTCTTTTATATCCACTTTATCAAAGAATATAATCTTTAATTAACACTTATTAAAAAAACGCACTATGAC